AGACTCCATAGAATCTGCGAACAACATATTTAACTCTTCTTCACTTGTTGTGTCACCAAGCCTGTTCAACTGAACATCCACTTGGCCGCTGTTCATTATTGCCGAGCTTGTTATGTCTTGGTTGGTTGCAGGCAATATGCCTAATGTTGCAAGGCTGTCTAAACGGGTAGTGAGATCAGTTATCATTTTATTGGTGACAAGTTCCTCACCGTGCAACTGTTTACCTATTAAGCCAAACATGATAGACCCTGCTTCGTTTTTTATTTGCTCTACTGAAAGACTCTCTTTGTTTTTTGCCGCCGTAATTAACCTTTCGGTTATCATCTTATTGGCAGTTATAATCAGGCTGTTCCTTTCCGTCTTTAACTCGTTATCTCTTTGTTTTTGTTCCGCATCTTGGAGTTTTTTTATTAAGGGCTGTACCTCTTGCCTTGCCCTCGCCTCCATACCGATGCGTAATTTGTCTACTGTTTCTTTTGATTGGTTAGGATAGAGAAGTGCTAAAGGGTCTGTTGATTGTAGGTCACTCATCTAGATGCTCCAGACAGAATGTAACTATTATATTCGTCTTTTCTTTTTGAATTTGGAAGTTGAGCCATGATCAAATCATGCCTTTGCTTTCTTAACTGGGGAAGCCTGCTGCTGGTTATTACTTCGCTCCTACTTAATTCTGAAAGCAGGTTGCTTATTTGTTTTTCTACCTCTTTTATCTCTGGTGTCGCTTTATACAGTACTTTAAATTTATCGACTTCTGCTCCCGGAAGAGTTGCTAAGTAGGCACTAGCTTCCTGTTCTCCGTTAAACCCTCCGCTCTTTAATTCTCTAAACTTTTTCAACTGATCACCAGTCAGATGACCATCAAAATTCATAGAGATTCTGCTGTCTATACGAATTTCGTCTTTTCTAAGACCACCTATTATTTCTTGCCAGTCTTCGCCGTAATATGCTTCCAGCTCTTTACTTAGACTTTCCTCATACTCCTGCCTGTTTTTACTGTCTTCTTCTGGTGTTTGTGGAGTCATTTTCATAAAGTTATATTGCTTGTCTTTTAGAACAAAGTCCCTCATAACACTTTTTATAAAGGTTTCTTGCTTTGCTTCCCTTTCGTCTAACCAGTAGAGATCTTCCCAGCCTGAAGCCAGACTACCCTCTACTACGTCAGGAGAGTCAGTTGTAATTTTAGCTACCGCCTTAGCAGTAGGACGACCACTTCCGGGGAGTCCATCAGGGTACTTCTGTTCTTGCGAACCTTGTGCAGTAGGCCGACTACCTCCGGGGAGTTTACTCTCAGGGTATCTTCCCATGTCTACCTCAACAAGCTCACCCGTTTTTTTTACTCCTTCTGCCTTCGTAGGATCGTCAGTAAGAATTAGCACTTCTACATCTTCTACTTTTGCTGGTGGCTTATTCTCTGGATTGGTCTGGTATGCTATTAGTGATTCCACTACATCTTGAGGAGACATATTATACGCCTTTGCTATAGCCTGTAAGTCGGTTAAAGCACTTCTTCTTTTTTCTAATTCTTCTGCTTTATTCTCACTGTCCCCTTGAATCCCACCAGTCCAGCCAAGGTCAGTTACTATTTCACCGCCTTCTCCTACGGATAAAAAATCTACTACCTGTTTAAAATCTTCCAATCTGTCCACATAGAATTCTGCTGTTTTCCCTATATTATTAACAAGTAAAGATGTTTTTGCTTCCGCTTCTACTTTGTTTGCCCGTATTATTGGTAACTGTTCTGCTAGAAACTCCGCTTCCTGCCTCCCTACTCCTGTTCCTGTTATTAAGTCTTTTCTGTTAGGCTCTTCTCCCTGTTCTTCAAGAAACTTTTCCTCTTCTCTACTTGTAGTAGTCTGGTCTTCTGCTATTGACTTTACCGGGGGTAAGTCTTCCCTACCTTGTAAGAATTTACTGAACTCCGCTTGAGCTTGGGCTTTCTGTATATAGGGTAAAAACATTTTAAATCTTTCGCTGTCCGGGATAGCTCTTGGATTGTCTCCTGCCATAGCCCATGCGTCTGTAAAGAAATCTTTTGCTCTTTCTATATCTCCAGCATCAGCCATGCCTAATGCGAGGTTTAACTTCTGTTCAACTTCTAATACTAACTCGTCATCGTCACGCCGTTGCCCTAATTTTATGGCATTTTCTACTATGGTCTGGTTTACCCCTGAATACCTTTCTTCTATTATTTGCCGGATATTATCTGCGTTTGGGCCTTCCAGTTTTAATTGTTCTATCTTATACCTTTGCTCTGTTTCAAAAGCCTGCGTTGCTTTAAGCAACCGTTCTGTATAGCTACCCATATCACCCTTGTCCATGTTTTCCAGTTCTGACTGAAATTTAATAGCATCAAGTTCTATCTCGTTGGTAGCATTGAGCAGGTCTTTGTTATCCTGCTTTTTGCGTAACCCTATCAGGGCATCCGTGGCTAGCTTCATGGCTGTATCTGAAGCACCCTGTAGCTGTCTCTCTAGTACTGTCTTAGGCTTTATGTCGGGTACTTTAAAGCCAGTCGGGGAGTATTGAGCCTGTGGTCTACCTGCAAACCTGTTACGATAGCCAGCGAATTCTTTGCTTTGGTATCTTGGTATCTGTGCCATTTAACCTAACCCCTCTGTATGTAGACTTGAATGACCACTAACGCCCAACTTAGGCTTAACTAACCCTCCAAGTCCCTCTATAGCACCACCAATATCACCACCTGCCGCCTGAAATCCACCGAGTCCTCCACTTAACAGTCCTCCGAAAAAAGCATGGTCAGGATTCTGCCCGGCTATTCTGTTTAAACCTTGGTCGCCAAGCAAACTTTGCTGGGTTCTTAGAGCGGCCATTTCTGTTGTGGTTTTAATGTCACTCTGTAGTTGTGATACGTCTTCAGCGGCTTCCTGCCGGGTTCTGGATATAGCTACATCTGCTCTTGCTAAATCCCTGTCAGCTCTTGCCAGATCCCTGTCTACGATATCCAGTTCCTCACGGGCCTGACTACGTACCTGCTGTTGCATACTGGAGAAAGAGCCTGCTGAACCTGCCAAGCCTACTTTACCTGCCTGTGCCGCTTGCGTTCCAAGGGCGGCATCCCGTTGCCGTCCGATCAACAGTTGCTGGCGAGCCATAGTTTCCTTGGCTACACCTATCTGTTCTTTCTGTCTGCCTATCTGCTCTTCAGCCCTATCTGCCGCTCTTCTTACCTGAGCCATCTGTGTCTGATATGCTCTTACAGCCTGTTGGGACTGTTGTCCTAGCAACTGGCGGTCTATAGCTGTCTGTTTTAGCTGAGCTTGAGCTTGAGCTTTTTCTTCCTTAGCTTTCTGGTATCCTGATATAGCACCACCAAAAGCTCCTAATATTCCTCCGACTACTTCAAATATGAACTCGCTACCCTCCTTATATTAGTAAGGACGTTTCTTGCCTTTCTTTTTCTTTGGCATATGTTCCTCCTATATATCATTTACTTTCACCGTTGAGCGAATACCCAACACAGTCATAGGTGTCGGGTTTGGATTTCTTAAATATATTGACACTAACTTATCAGTTTTACCGTCTATGCTTTGGGTAAACATCCCGGTAAAAGGTGTTAAAGGTTCTGACATAGAATCTTTGGTTAGTCTGAATATCACGTTCTTTAGCGTGTCCTCGTCCGGGCCTAACTGTATTCCTTCCTGAGTCTTATAAACCTTTATCGAACACTTCTCTATATTCTTAGTTAGACCTGCTGTCTCTACCGATTCCATAGGTACAGGCTGTATGTTCTGGTTATAGCCAAGACCCATATGTACTGTATTAAAAAAGCCATCCAGTGTAATAGCTCCACTACTTACTGTCTTAGGTGCGTGTACGCCACCATCAGCAAGTATGGACAGAGATGCCGCCTCCAAGTGGCTTAAACCTGTAGTCGTACCTTCACCTGCTGTTAGTGTTGTACCGTTAGCTATGGTCTTAATAACCTTAGTTATCGTTCCACCGGATGTATAAGTAGTAAAAGCACTAGTGTTTACCTCTCCCGATCCTGCTGCTAACCTAAAAGTATTAGTCGTTTTATTTTTTACTTGGTATACGCCTTCACCATTACCAGTATCCAAGGTATTAAGTTCTACCATTCCCCCTACACCGGATATCTTTACATAGTCATCGTTACTTAACCCGTGACTTGCCGAGGTTATAACTCCCGGACTTGCCTGTGTTATTCCCGTAATAGTCTTATCTGCACCACCGTCCCATGTTAAAGCAGAGTCTACGAATACAGCATCAGCTTCCTCTGTGCCGTAATCTCTTACGTTAAAGTACTCTATGTATCTTTTTGTAGACCCGTTAACAACCCGTTTTACGCATACCCATACCTGATCTTCAGCACCTTTACGTACAGTACAGATAGATTCAAAGGAGTCTCCTGAGTTAGTAATAATACGAGTCCATGCTTTACTGCCGTCTTCCTGTATATTAAGACAGGCTATCTGTCCGTCTTTACGCAGACACCATAGCACTGAGTTAGGGTTAGTTTGAAATACCATATCCTGTAAGCCAGTAGCCCCTGTTACGTCAGGATGAAGGGCAGTTAAGTCGGTTGCTGTATAGGCTTGCAGGTCGTTGGAAAATAATATCTCCCTGACTACTTTGCCACCACCCTGTACAAACGCACCAGTATTCTGCATAAGTACTGGCTGTACTCTGGAAGCACCGTTTTGTGACTGCCGTTTTAATAGCGGTAGTGCTGTCGGGGCTATAACATTTGTGCCAAAGCTCCACTCCGATTCTAAGGAAAAGTAAAGTAAGCCAGTCCACGATAATAAAGCCCGTGCTGACGTTCCTCTCACATGGTAAGCCCAAGGATCTGATGATACCACAGGATCGCTCAGTCCATGCTCTAAGGGAGTATTAACCTTAGAGCCTATTACCCTACTTGGATAAGTCTGGTCACCACCTACTACAAGCCTTTGTTCATGTGCGGCTATTATGCTCGGCCATGTAGCCTGTGCCGCATTATAGTCTGCTCCTGTTGCCCAAGTTCCAGCCGCAGTATCTACAAAGTTTACTATTGCCGCCGCCCAGTTAGTATCACTGGTATAGGTAATTTGGAATGCCGGGCCTACCCCATTTGTTAGATCACTGAGATTGTCAGGACAGAAGTATATAACATTATCCATCTGCACAAAGTGTAAGTCCAATACCTCTGCATCGCTATCAAAAGTAATAATAGAGTTAAGGTCTAATTGTGCTCCACCACTACCATCTATACTGGTTAATCTTACCCCGTCCTTGTATATCCAGACATATCTTCTGCCTATAGATATAATATAAGCATCACCGTTAGGTCGGTTAAAGGGAAAAAGATTAGATACCTTGTCAGTATCCTGAGCTGCACCTACAAACTTTGTTCCGGGTCTACCCTGTGCCCCTCCCATAGGTAGAATAAAAACATTCTCTAATGTTCGGCATGAGTACTGGTACTGTGGGATTTCTATACGACTTTCAGTTAGCTGGCTTATTTCCCCGGCCATGAAACTCGTGGTTATACTTCCAGATCTTGGCATTTACGTCCTCCAAAACCTAGTACCACGGCTAGCCTGTAGCCTTTGCCCCATCTGCTTTTGCCGGATATCTTCTGATACAGCTCTCTCCCGGATGCCTCCCGGCCCATTATACTGTGCTTCAAACACTTGAGCCATTTGCACATCAGCACCTAACTCAGAGGCTATCTCTGTTGCTATTCTTGTAGCCAATGCTACAGTAAAGTATTCAGGGAATATACTTTCTGAAGCTCTTGTTGTGTAACGTAGCTTTATTGGTGAGTCAGCATTAGTAAGCAAGTATCTGTTTTCTATAGACCAATCTGCCGTATCGTCTACCAACTCTCTTGGTACTAAACAATACGGATCAGTTGGTAAGGCATAGGCATACTGGTAGTCTGTACCAACTATGGTATAGTCTTCGTCCTTGCTTATTTCTATTCTTTTAGTAGCAAAGCCCCAATCATGGAAACTTAGTAACTCATCACGTAGTATATCGTACCATCTATTACACGCTGATGCTCTTGTATTATCCTCGTCTAGGGTTACAATAGCCTGTTGGTGTATCTTACCTAAAGCAAGACTGCAAATAGATGCGTCAGTTACTACTGCCACCTGCTCCTACACCTGCGAGCTTTTCTAATGCTCGCATTTTAGTTGAAGGCATTTTAACTCTTTGTGACTTATAAAAGTCCTTTATCTCTTGAGGTGACAAACCTGATTCTTTTTCCATTTGGGCGAGGAGTTCTTCTTCTTCTGATGCCTCCTTCACGGCCGTACTTTGGCCGTACTCCCTTACTATACCAAGCTGAATCAGCCTGTCTATCTTAGAGCCTTTCTTCTTTTTATCACCTTCCGTCCATTCTATTTGAACATCAGGAATTTGTGGTAAATTATCCATCCCCGGAACATCTCCGGGATTAAACTTACATACCCTTCTTGTTTCCACTTCTGCTCCTGTTTCATCACGAGCATAGGTCGAATAGTTCATAGGATATGCCTTCGTTACGATTAGCCTTCGCATTTATTGTCCTTCTAAGCAGGGGGCATAAAGCCCCCTTACTTATTAATTTAGATTGTATACCCAAGCATTAGCTTTACCAGCAGTAACAGTGTTTCCTTTGGTATATACAAGTTTAATATACTGTTTTGTCTCAGCAGGTAAACCTACATCAAGTATTACTTCCCCTACAGGGGCATTTGTAGTACTCACATGACCTGATACCAAGTCACTATAACTTGAATCATCAGAACTGTGCTGAATTTTTACCGTAGTGTTGCCACTTGAACCTACTATTGCTGTATGGATAACAGCCTTTACCCTTGGGAAATAGCCCCCACCGGAAAACGGTGTAGCTGCTCCAAAGTTAATAGTATTAGTAGAATCTGCTGAAGATGATGTTAGAACCTGCTCTTGGCTAAGTTCTTGTAGTGCGTCAATCATTAGATAGCATCCTCCGTTGATACCAATCCTTCGCAAAGATAGATTGGAACTCCCATAATATGTGGAACCGGGCCGTCACCAAATGGTGAATCGGCAAGGTAATAGACATTAGATTTATTAACAGCAGTGATATTTAACTGAGTGTAAAGATCACGGTTGCAATAGATCGCTGCGTTCTTGGTAGATTTCATTCTTCCAAGGGCAGTTAAAACATGGTTAGTATCCAAGTCATAGGTCTCACCATAAGCATTGTCTATAGAACCTATTCTCTGTACACCACGATCATCAGCTACAGCGATAGCACAAGCCATCTTGAACTGAGTTGTATATGCGTAGTAATTACCAGTGTTAGTTCCACTTACACGTTCTAAATCCTTGTCTACTACTTCTATTCCTAAAGGTGATCCATTAGGATAGGAGAGATAAGCACCAGTAGTGTCATCCCAGTTTATTATCCACAAAGATACATTGTCACCACTTCCGGTGTTAGAAGTATCGTTGTCTATAATGTTAGTAGTATTCGCAGTGGTATAGCGAGTTGCTAAACCATCTGGTTGTTCTGGATTTAAAGCTGCGTTTCCATAGAAAAATTTGTCTTCGAATTCCTGAGCAAGTGCCATAATGTGCATCCGATTGTATCGGTCACGCACTGCTGCTGGATTATCTGATGAGTCTACGATTCTCTCATCTACTTCACTTCTTGTCTCTGCTATCAGAATTGGCTCGTATACCGACTTGGTATGACCGGATGTGGCTGTTACCCCATCGTTGGTCTTTCTCCATGACACGCTAGGCAAAGATAATTGCTGTACGTGATGATGGCTAAAGTTTTCAGAACTTTCTACCCAAATCGCATGACGGAGAATTGGATTCTCCTCAGATAGAGTTTCTGCTACCTGTGCAACCTCTGTTGCCCCATGAAATAGATTGCCAACTTCTGCTAGTGTGACGATACTGCCACCTATAGTTGCCATAAAAAAACCTCTTAAAATATGTTATAACTTCCATCTGTTAAAACACAGTTCCTTTATAGCCAGTTTCACTATCCAGTTCAGGGTAGCTATCCTTGCCTTGGGGTTGCCGTTTCCGTTTTCCCTTCAGGTCAGTATTTTTTCATTACAATATAAGTACAAAAGTGTCAAGTATAAAAAACCTCCCGGAGAAGAAAAGTCTCCGGGAGGAAAAATAAAGGAGGTACAATAGTAGTGGTATATGAAAATACAAACATAGGCAAAGTTATCGTGGGGTACTACTATTACCACTTATTATTATCATCATAATATCAACATTGTCAAGGATCATTAAGTGGGTCATTTTTTTAGTGAGTTAATGATCCTTGGACGAGATTGTTGACATCAGCTATACTCTTGTGCTATTTTGTAAACTCCAACAGGGGGAACTATGATTAGACGATCTATTTATTTAGTCGCTGGTATAGGAGTTGGGGCAGGGGGATTCTTTCTTTGGGCATACATTAACACCGTCCACTACACTATACCGTCACCAACAATGAACAGGCTTGCTTATATTCTGCTACAGACACCGCCACTTTGGTTAGCATATGGCACTGGAATCTTAGCAAGTCTCCTTGTCTTGTCTTTTATTTTAGGTAGAACAGTCTTATTTAAGAAGGCTTATGAAAGGGCTACTGAAAAACTACACTGGAAAACACGTAATGCTTTTATATGGTGGAAGGGGAAGTCTATGGAATTAGAGGGGAAGGTGGAAGAACTTACAGCAGAACGTAACGCTTTAGCAGAAATGGCTCAGGAATTCCAGTCTCAGCTTATTGCCATAGACAAGGTAAGAACTTTCAGACCAAGAAACGAAATAGTAGAAAAAAAATTATTAGATAATAGGAGAGTTATATGATTTCTAGTACTAGAATTATTTCTAAAATGGTAGGCAGAAGTCTTAAACCTAACGTTAAATACAGAATAAAAGACAAAATCCATTGCTCTGGTGGAGTAGAACTTTGTGGTCACGAGGGGTGCGAAATATACGGCATAGTCAAAGACGACGACAAACTGCTTTGCTTTCGCCATTACAAGGAAAAGTATATGCAGGAGCAACATGATTCTGATACAGAAAAAATAGAGTCTAACTCTAAATCTCTTTTTAAACGTAGACCACAGCCCGGATCAAAAGATTATTAAGTGAAGCTAGATATAGAAATAGATGAGGGTGCTTTATTTGCAGATGGTTATGACGAGGCTATAATAGGAATCGTATGGGGAACATTTGGCAGTAAAGATAGGATTGCCTACGACACTAATAAGGTATTGCAGATTTTACAGGAAAGGGATGGCATGACCGAAGAAGAGGCAATGGAGTTCTTTGACTTTAACATAGCGGGTTCGTATGTAGGAGAACAAACACCACTATTTGTTGACAGCAGTTATTACTAAAAAAACCACCTCCCTAATGGGAAGTGGCCTTCTCAGACACAAGCTAAGTTATATTACTAAGTAATTATTAACCAGTCAATCCTTGTTTTGTTTTTTGTTTATGTCTTGACCACATAGTTGGTGAGCCGGGATATCTTTTGCTTGTAGGTGACCCTGTTGAAGATCCTCCTGCTGGTGGAGACACATCGTCACTGGTTCTTTCGCCTAAGTATTGCAAGAACTTAATAGTACGTGGGTCGTTGTCCAAGCCAGTCTCCCTAAGCATTTCGTGAAACTCTCCTGTATTATCGTTAGCCGCTAAAGCTCTTCTGGCAAGTTCTGTATTCCGTCCAAATGCCTCTCCCCATTCCTGTTTTAGCGTAGCAATAGCTGAATCTTTCTGTGCTCTTCTTGATTCCTGCACCCTGCCTTGTTGAGCTTGGTTAAACTCGTAGGCTTTCTTGTACATCTTTCTGTACTCGTCATTGTTTAAACCTATTTCATGGGAAACATTCTTCATAAACCCTTCGAGATCCTCGTTCCTTGCCATGCCTTCAGGAAGATCGTTTGCCTCGGCCACATATGAGTCAATGCTTTCCGGTTTCTGTCGCTGTACTCCGTTTTCTTCCAGACCTACATGGTGATCTATAAACGCCGAGAACGTACCATGCTTATGAAACCTTGAGTCGTTTTTATACTTATCAGGTAGTTGGCGAGTCCACTGTGGTGGCTCATCCATGTTTACCTGTTGCTCTGCTTGTGGCTCTACCGGAGTTTCTCCGGATAGTAGACTATCACTATCAGACATCTTCTCTCCTTTGCGGTATGTTTATCTTGGACAATGCTTGAATAATGGGATTCACCATATCGGATCTTCCCCATCCTCCAAACTTAGCCATGATTCTTCTTGCCGCATTTAACTCTATTAAATCTTCTGCCGTATTACCGTCTGTCGCAAACAATCCCAACTCGTTATGTACTATGTCGCCAAGTACACTAAGAGTGGTATCGTCCCGACAAAAGGTATGCCGATAATATCTATGTATTTCGTCCGGTAAGACAATTTGCTGTCGTTTAGGATCTTCACTCGCTCTATTATGAAATGACTCCAAACATACTATCCTTCTAGAGCTTGGGCTGGCGAACCTTCTTCAGGTGCTACGGAAAGATCCCTGTGTGCTCTACCCATAGTCTGTGCCGCCTGTGCCGCTTGTTGCTCTAATAATATTTGTTGCTTCTGTACCCGTTCCTCTACCACTATAGCCCGTGACCTACTTGCCCGTGCCGGGAGATTATACGCATCTGCTTCCATTCTTATTATTTCATCGAAATCAAAGTTCTGCATAACTGATTCCTGTGACTGTGCCGCCATTTGTTGTAGTTGTGCCACGTTAGCCAAGGAGGCCTTGAACGCACCAAGCCCTGAAGTAAGACGCATACGCCTTTGCAGTTGTGGTAAAGCACCTAAGTAGTTCATACGCATAGGTGCTCCCTCCCAGTCTCTCAACTCTTCAGGAACTGGTGGTAATTTACCAGCCGCTTGCAAAATATTAAACACCCGGTCTAATTGTCCATCAAGAAAGTCCTGTTCCAGCCTCCCAGTGATAGGAGCTAACAGTATAGCCTGTTCGTTTTGTATTGCCCTTACTTCTTCAGCAGTTCTTCGTCCCTGTTCCATAGATTGCAGGATAGCAAAGAAGTCATTATGAAAATGTTTCCCGATAATATCCATCTTCTGCCTACGTTCTTCCCCTGCTATGGAATAATTACCACCTAAAGGTACAGGTTCGGCTACTCTTTTGGTAGACATACCGTTAAAATAGTTAATAACGCCGGGATTAGTAGAGAAATTGCCATAGAAACTGTCATCTACCAGCATAGGTGGGTCTACTTCTTTCTGTGAACGTACCAACATATCCCTTGTCATGTTATTAAGAGCCTTGATATCGTTCTTTGCCCAACTTGCCGGGCCCCTACCGTAGTGTTCGCCTGCCATAGTTATCCATCTCCAGACAACCGGGGGTGCATCTCTACCGCTAATTTCCAAGATGCTATCCTGCGAGTCAGGCTCTACGTAAATAGAGGAGTAAGGCTTATTTATCTTGTCTACTGCTGTTTCTTTACGCTTCGGTAAGCCTGCTACCTGCTCCCTTGGCTCTATGGCATGGACAACAGTAAATGTTTTATCCCACTCTTCTTCGTCTATAGCCTTTTGTGCTGCCTTAGAGAGATCTGCATAATTCCAACGCTTAAACATCTCCCTTGCACTGACCTTGTATACTCGATAAGCCGTATCCACCTTACCATGTGCGTTCTCACGGATGTAATACTCCATAATATGCTGGGTTTGAAAGTTAAGTACGTTGTTATCTATGTCTTCCTCTACTGTCTGGACTACAGTGCCACACCATCCGGCATCCATAAACGCCATATGCATTTCACTATAGTAGTTAGACCGCTCCAGTTCTGAATAGACTATAGCATCACGCTCATCCAGCCATAACCGTATCGGTTGCAGTTCGTTAGGGAAGAACCCCTCGGCTATCATCTCAGGAGTACGGTCAATAAATGATCTGAACCAAGGACTACCCGGAGATACTACCTGACCAAGAAACCCATCAGCCATAAGACGGTTGGCATACATAGCATAGCTTGAATGTATGTCTGCTCCTATATCATCACCCCTGTCGCTCATATTATTTTCAGGGTAATTGGAGTCAAACCTTCTGGTAGGCATGATAAGTTCGGATAAGGTATCCCACTCATCTTCCCAAGGTCTACGCTGGTCTTTCAGAAAAGCCAGACGTTTCTTTATATACTTGGCTAAATCCGGATTGCTTGGCATTTAAGCAGGACTCTTGCCGTTGCTTGCTCCTATACGCTTGCTTGGCTGTTGTGGCTTCTTTTTTGTATAGGACACATCTTTATGTCCACCCTTTTCCGAGTCACCTAATGCTCTTCCCTTTAGCGGATGACCTGACTGTGCCCTTAAGTGCATAGCCATAATTTGTTTAGTTGGCATACATCCCTCCCTCTACCACTTTTCTTACTTCATTTGTGGAGAATGGATTATATTTCTTTTGTATTGTATATTTTTGCTTTTTATGCAAGGCCAAAAACGATTCTTCTGTCCTTCCTGCGTACCAAGATGCCATAGCAAGGCTTAATACAAGGTCATCATGATCACTTTCCCTCCATGCTTCGTAGGTATCATGCCCACTATCCTTAATTTTAACCCTAAAGTTTTGTAATTCAGCTACTAATTCGTCTATTAGTTTTATTTCCTGTGGTATTTTTATCCTGCCTGTCTGGAATAACACCTGTAGTGAGCCGACAAGGTCACGTTTTGGTATATTAAACCCGGTGTCGTACTCGGATACCCTATGTCCGGAATGTATAACTACCCCGATAGGACGCATACGTTCCTGTACCATGATATCCAGAACCCCCCTGCCTACCCCGGTCGAGTCTACCAGCATTACCGATTCCTCATGCACTTCCTCATGCATTGCCACTCGCTTGATATCCTCTACTACTTCGACATAGGACTTATGCCGTATCCGTTCCAGCCAGCGTAAGTGATACTCACAGGTAATGATAGGGGCAGGGTAGTTTATAGGGGCTGACTTATCTTCTTTAAACCGGGGGACACGTTCTAAAACAGATATGGCTGTATAGTCAGACGACTGCCCAAGGTCAACCCCTATAATAAACCGTTCCATTTAAAAAGGTATAGCATCTCCACAATTGTGGAAGTCTTTATAGTTATCGCTGTTGGTCTGGTACTCTTTTTGTTTGTTTCTTGAGTACTGTACCCATACCTTCTTACCACAGCCACGGTTACAATCTCGTTCAAACGGGTAGTTTCCGGAATTCTTGGGGACAAGGCTTGCTACCTTCTTCTCTAACGCTTCTACCCTTGCTTCTAAATCACTCATATTTTCCTCTCCAAATACTCTTGTTACTAAGTTAGGAAATGCCGAGGCATCCCCTTCTACATCCTGTCGCTGATCTTGTGGAATTGGGTGCTCATCCACGTATATATCCCCTAAGTAAATAACGGCTTAACACTTTCATCCCTCGCCACATAGGATGTGCCTAATGTTTTAACTGCTCCTATCGCATCCATAATATCCTCACTGTTAAAGTATTGCGACACGCTGTCTACAAATTCACACATATACTCCTGTCGGTATAACAACTCAGGCAGGGTATATAGCTCCTCACGCAGGAACTCCTCACTTATCCTCGCACACTGGGTAGCTGTTACTCCCAGCTTATACCATCCTCCTTTCTTATCTTCCCATGTTCGCCAGAAAAAGCCTCGCTTACCATAGGGGGTAGAGATATAAAACAGCCTACAGGCTGAATTAGTCGCCATCATCGGACGTACTACCGTAAGTACATCATCCGGTATCCGGCTCGCCTCATTCATAATAATCATATCGGGTGCTGCAAAACCACGAATATTATCCCCTGCCGGGACTGATATTATACGTGAGCCGTTGGTTAATTCCAACACTGTTTGTGAATCAGCATTGGTAAAGTTAATCTCTTCATCCTGACTTTTAAATCTTTTTATAGTTCTTAACTGTTCCTGTGACTGTCGTTGTGCCGGGGATAAAATTAAAGTTAAAGATTGTGGATTATATTTAGCTGTGTGCAGGGCTATTATACTGGTTATGGTATCCTTGCCCCATTGCCGGGTTGCGTTTACTATTACCCTGCGATGGTCACTGTCAAGCAACGCTGTCTGCGTTTCGTCAGGAGTTATCCCCAGCTTCACTGCGTACATCGCCCGATCCACCAGCATCGGGTCTGACTTGTACAGCTTCAACAGTTCCTTCGCTTGCTCTGATAGACTCAAGTATCTTCCTCCTGACTCCCTCGTTCAACACCTTTACATTAACAGTACGGTTGTCTATGTTCAATACCTTCTGGTTCTGAGGTATACGGTGGGATGCCCACTCTACCGGAAACCTGCTCTGCAACGCCCGTAACGCTAAATGCCCGTCTTCCTTGGCGTGCTTGTATACACTCTCGGTCAGGATAGCCTTCTGCTCGGCTAAAGCTCCCCGTACCTTAGTCTGGAAGCTCCGGAACTTCTTGTCCTTGGAGTTCATCCACAACGATACCGTAGACTTTAATACCCCACTTCGCTGGGCCGCATCCGTTATGCTGGAGTGGTTCTCCTTTATATACCTTAGTATATTACTTACTGTCTCCGGTGTGAACTTGGTAGGTCTGCCTAACTTCCTTGGACTCTCTTCCATATCTGCCAATACCATACATTATTATATATTGTCAACCTAAGTATAATACCCCCTCAGCAGAGCGTGAAGGGGTCTACAGCGAATGTTGTACGGATAGTAGTACTTTTACCCTAACACATGGAATATCTGTGGAAAGGTCGCCGTATTTTTACACACACGGGGGGCGTGAAATTGGGGCGTGGGGTGCTGATTTTTTAAAATTCCAGAGCTGAAAAAATTATTGACAAGCTAATCGAATTAATGCTATTGTGTAAGGTTAGCTCCATATGTCTATTATAGAAGAAAAAAAAGTTTCGTTATTTGATAAAGTTTTTTTCTATTTGCTTGACGTAATTCGTAGCAAAGTGTATATTTAGGTTGTTCGAATGGAGGTAGTTTATAGCAACAGTGACAAGAAATAGCACCGACCACTTTAAAAGATTTTAACAAGTTTTAATCTC